TATAAATAATCAACAAAATATAAATAATCAACAAAATATAAATAATCAACAAAATATAAATAATCAACAAAATATAAATAATCAACAAAATATAAATAATCAGCAAAATATAAATAATCAACAAAATATAAATAATCAACAAAATAAAACATCTAATATATCATTTACTCTCAATGATTTAGATAAAATTACAATCCTAAAATCATTAGAATATAATACAAATGAAATATCAAAAGAAACGAATTTATCTCAATCAATGGTTGAACATATAATTAAAATCTTTTCTTGGTAAGAATACAAATTATTTTAAATAAAATGATTCAATTATTTATATAATAAGATATAAAAATTAAATATATTTAATATATTGGTTCCAATATAGTTCCCACACCCAAACATAAACCTTCTCTTAAAAAGAAACTTTCATTTGGTTCAATAATTTCTGGATAAAATTTAAATTCAAGACAAATAACTGCGGTATCACCAGGACAAATATGTTTGGGATCTTTTGAATCAGGTTGAACAGATTTGGGTTCTTGTTCAACAGCCTCATTTGTATTTGAAATTTGATGTTTTTTCCCCAATTTATTTTTAATTTCTAAAATAGTTATTTTTGCTGATTGTCGTATAGTTGCGCAATGAATTACCGGACTAAAATTATCACGTACAGTTGAAGGATGCGATAATAATTTAATAACTGCTTTATATTTAAAGGAAGCATATTTAATTATGTCTAAATTATTTGTAAGAATAGACCCTTTTCTAAACATTTTAGTTGTTAATCTTTTATCAGATCTAACAGCTAAACAAGCTCTTTGACCAGAATATATTTTATCAACTTTTTCTTTATAATAATTATGAATAGACCATACTTTTATATTTGTTTGTTCAGTTGCTGGTCCTAAAAAACAAGTTGTTCCTACACTCAAACAAGTATCTGGATCAGAACATCTTAAAATTCCAGTTGCTACCCATCCAATACCAATTGGACAATAAACTTTTTCAACATAAAATATAAAAGGATTTGTTTGTATTGATTTTTTATTTGATTTAAATAATATTTGGTCTGCAAGAGGACAAGATATTACTGTTTTATTTTTTGGTAATCTTGATATATAAGATTTAAATAAGTCTAACCCTCTTCCTGTTTTGGAAGATATTTTAAATAGGGGTATTTGTTTTGTATTAGGCACAATATTATAAATTGTATCTAACCCTGTTTGTTGTTCAACGACATTCATATCTACTACTCCATAGTTACCTTTAGCATATATTTTTTTAATATCTCCAACTAAATTATTTAACATTTCTTCAGGATCTTTATCAGTATTAGCACAAATATTTTCAATCAAATCAATTTTTGTTAATGCTATTACCATTGGAATTTTTAAATGATGTAAAATTTTTGTGTGTTCACGTGTCATTTGAAGAATACCTCGATTGGCACCTATTATCACAATAGCATAATCTGGATAATATCCCATAATACCATATAAAGTTGTTTTAAGATATTTTTCATGTCCACATAAATCAATCAATATTACTGAATTATTTCCTTGATATTTTTTCAAACTATGAACGGAAATACTTGATGTCTTACCAGATTTTATTTCATGATTATGTCCTGATACTATTGAACGATTTAAACCATTACCATCATCTAATTTATTTGATACTAGAGTTCCTATTAAAGTTGATTTTCCAGAGTCTACAGAACCAACTACTGCTATACCAATTTCATTAATTTCCACCATTCTTACCTTACTTTGAAAATTATAATTTGTTATATAAGTTATATAGATTATATATATTATATAACAAATTCAATTTTTTTATTTGATTATTTTATGTGTTTTTCCAAACATATTGTATTTATTAGTTTTGTTTTATTAGTTGATTTATTAAGAGTTTCCAATATATTTATACAATTATTATTATAATAATCATCTAAACCTAATTTATTGTTAATTTGTCTCATTATATTTATTCTACAATTTTCTTTAACACCCATTAAATGAATAATAAAATCTCCCTGTTTATAATTATAGATATTTGAATTAAATTCATTTTCTTTCAAAACTTTAACTTTTGAATTTGACAAATTAGAACAATATTTTGGATATTTTAATTTATTTGGAACAAAAGGATCAATTTCTTTCATTATTTCTAACCATATAACATTTTGATCATTATGATGATGTGGTATATTACTTAACCAAACTTTACTAAATAAATTGTATGACCAAGAAGTATTTTTAATTATCATTACACCTGAATTTATACATTCTTTTGAAACATATATATCCTCACACAAATACAAGTCATATGTGGGATTTTTTTTTACAAATGATGTTATTGGTATTGTAAAATTTGTTATTATAGCATCTGCATCAATCCATACTAAATATTCACACGTTAAAAGATTTTTTAAATTTGTTAAAATTGCTGCAACTTTATTCCAACAAGGAAATACTTTATCGTTAAAAACATGATTATAAATTTGTACACCATAATTATATTTTTAAGCATAAGACAATAAATTTATAATACTATGTTGACAATATGGAAAAATATTTGGTGTATATACATATACAAAAACTATTGGAGAATTAATATTTACACTTATTTCTGGTTTAATATTTTTGATTGTATATATATCTTTTTCATTTATAAATAATTCTTTATTTTTATTCCAAGACATAATAATCAAAATTATTACTAATACAATTATAAATACATTTTGATTTTTCATATATTTTTTATATAATTATAATATATTTTATTATTTTTTTATGGATAATTACATATTTTATTAACTTCTTCCATATCCAATTCTATTTGTTTATTCAAATTATCATTTTGAAAATCAGAATATAATATATATTTATTATTTTTTCTTATACCAATCTGAATTATTTTATCATCATAAATTATCCCAAAATCAGTATCCAAATAATATTCCTTTTTATCAATTTCAATCACATCAAAAATTTTTTCATTCAAGGTTGGAAATAATTTTATTGGAACTTTGTTTTTTTCAATTTCTTCTAATTCTAACATTTTTGTTTGTTTTGATTTTCTGCCTTTTTTCTTTTTAATAGGTAATTCAATTATCGTTTCATTATTAATATTCGGCTCTAACATTTTAACTAATAAATAATAATGCAATTATACTTATTATTATTTATATTAAAAAAATCAATTTTTTATGTGGATAATTTTGTTCTTCTAACGTATTTTCTTTTAACTTTTTCAGATGTATCTGTTGTATTGACTGTTTCAACTTGGTTATTTTGTACATCTTGGTTATTTTGTTCAATTTGTTCTGGTTGTATTGATTTGACAGATTGTAATATTTTATCATTTTCATCATCACTATCTAAATTAATTGTTATACCTTTTTTAATATCATTATCCAACTTATTTGATTTTGATGATTTTGTTATTTTAATTGAATTTGAACCTAAGCCTAAATCCAATAATTTTGGTATTGGTTCATCTGGTTTGGTAATTCCACCTGATTTTTTTTCCTCAATTAATAAATCTAGCCTTGCCATAACTTTATCATTGTATTTACGTGGTTGTGAATCAATCCATTGTTTCCATTTTTCACATACATCCAAATTAGCTCTTAAATATTCAACATATCCCCATATTTTATTATAAGTTGGTAATTGAGATTGAAACCATTTGCTGTCTCTTAAAATAAGAGTACAATTTTGTTCTACCAATCTCCAATATATTATTTTATGTAGAGTATATCCCCAAGGTAATTTGCTTAGCTCTGACAAAACCCAATTATCCAATTCCTTTAAACTCATATCAATTTTAGGAGGGAATAGACATTTTGTTTTTGTCCATATTGTCATATCAGCATAATATCCTCTTTCATTGTAATCACATTCTGCTAATTTGTTAGGAATTAATTCAATTACAATTCCCCTTGGATTTCCATACTTTTTAGATTTAAATTCACATTCCGAATGTGTATCTTCTAACCATTCTTCTCTTCCTCCATATCTTTCAATATTACATTGAATAAAATCACATTCATCCAAATTCATACATTCTAATTGTTGTTGAATTTGACACCAATAATAAATTGGACATATTGTATCTTTAATATTTCCTGAATATTGAATTTTACGCATTGTTGGACATTTAATTTCTAACATTCTTCCAACTAATTTTGTTGGAGTTTTCATATCTCTACAGAATGGAGATACTATTCCATCTGGAGATGCGGCAAGAATTGTGTTGTTTTCATCATAATGAGGCATTGAACTAAATTCTTCAGTATGAACATTATTATTATATTCATACATCATCCTTACTACATCTTCAAACACGTTTCCATGATATGTTGCTGCGTTACCTTTAAATTCTGCTCCTAATACCTTATCTAAAATAAAAGTATATTGAGCTTGATGTTTATTCATATTCAAAAGGGTTCCACATTCACTACCACCAACCCTTCCTCGTCTCATTTGATGCCAACCTGCACTTTTTTGAATAGGCATATTAGCAGATTTAATTTTAGTATCTTCAAAAATTTTTGATCTTCTCTCTAAATCTTCTTTTGTTGGTTCATTAATTATTAATGCTTTTACTCTATCAGACATAATTTCTCCCTCGGTCAAAACTCTTCCATCATCTAATTCTATTTTATCTGGTTCATCTTTATGAGAACCAAATTTATACCCTGATTTTTTCATAAATCCTTTTACATCACGATATGTTGGATTTGAATCTTCTAAATTTTTTTTTTTTTCACTTATTTCAATATGTTTATCTTTAGCATCTTCCAATAATAACTCTTGTTCATCCATATCTAATTCCATAAAAACTTCATTAGTTTTAATAATATTTTCAATTTTATTGAAATCTTCCGAAAAATTACTATGAATTATATGCTCTAATTTACTTATCAATTTATACATAAAATTTGTTTTCTATTATATATAATATATAATAAAAGTTTAAATATAAATTAACAAATTAATTTTATTTATTGTAACATATTTTTTTAATAAAATTAGTATTTTTACCAATTTTATAAGATATTATCATCATAATCATAACAAAACAAATAAATTTTAAATGTATACGAAGCATTGTAGTATAAATTTGTATATTACTTGACAATATTTTTTTGGTATTTGTAGGATTAGTCGAATAATTTGTAATAGCTCTTAATAAATATTCATAATATTTATTATATTTATAAACAATATCCAAATATTCTTTTGAAAAATTAATTGGTGCTATAATGTAATGAAATTTTAATAAAATTCTATGTTCATTTGGTTTTAGATATCCCGATACATAATGTTCTTCATTATTAAAATCAAATCCAACAAATAAATTGGTATCTAATTGTATGGCTTGTGTTTTATTAGGAAAACATGTAATTATATTTGTTTTTGGTGTTAATTGGATTATTATTCTATATACATATACATTAAAAAATGGACTAATACAATCAATATGTCTCATAAATAATGTTTTATTTCCATCAATGTAATTATCTATTTTTTTTGGTGGAATTGAAATATATATTTCATCCATTTCTTTAACATTTATTATTTTACATTTTTGCTTTGGATATATTTTTTTTAATTTTTTCATAATGCTTTTTGATTCTTTTAATTTATTAATATCATCATATAATTTTTTGTCTGTAATATTTTCAATCCATTCATGTGATGTATTTACTTTATCTTTTATTTCAATTTTATTTAAAATATTATTACACACTAAAGTTTCATTTATTTTACCAGTAATTAAAATTCCCATATTTAATTATTATGTATATAATAATTATAACTAAGGGGTGTATATTCATGCCAACAATTTTATATACTCTATATACTTAAAGATTTAAAATGTATTTCACTAAAAATTTACATCATTACATCTTTAATTCTTATTTCCAAATAATTTTATTTTGGTGTAATTTTATATCATTATTTTTTTCCAAATCTTTTTTATATACTAATTTTATTATTTTAATTGATTTGGGTAAATTAGAAATGTCTTTATTACACCTTTGCACATTTAAAACGCCGACTTTTAAATATGCTAATTATTTATAATTATTTATAATTTTTTAATGTTTTTCTCCTATTTGAAGGATTCTTATGATATTTTTCAGTTCTAAACCAGTTAGAAATTATGTTAATTCATATATAAATCATATTATTCATAACAAACTAGTTTTAGAAGATTTTATTTCATTATCATTTCAATTTTTTAGATTTGATTTGCTTGTTAAAATGTATTTTGTCTTCTACCAATTTTTTTAGGATGTCTTCCTTTAGATATATTTTTATCAATATATTCATTTTTGCACCATTTACATAAGAAAAAATTTTTAAAAATAGGTAGTTGTTTTTCACATTGTTTAATCATTTTTATTTTTTGCTTTTCTGTTAGTGACTTCAAATATTCAGGGTCTAGATCATTTATACTCCAAAATTTCGGTTTTCCTTCAAGTTTATATGGACTCATAATATCATCGCAAAAACCATAATAACACCATGCACATGTCCACATCTCAAAACATTCATTACATTTAAAATCTTGTGGTGTTTTTGATTTTTGTTTGCGTTTAAATATTTCTTCTAATTTTATACTATAACTAATACGCTTATGTCTAACCAATTCATCATTTTTTAATTCATCAAAATTAATGTGTTCATCATTGTATTCATCTTGGTCATCATCATCATCATCATTATTATAAAAATTGGCACAGCAGTCGTTCTCAATATATATACTCTCTCGTTCTAGAGCAGCGGCCACTTTCTCCTTTATAGTAGAAATAGTTTCATCCATGTATATAATTATTATATATATACATTTTGTTTTTCTCTTAAATAGCTTTTTTATATCATTTTCCAACTCTCTCTCAAATTTTTGTTTTTTCATTTGGTGTAGTAAAATATAATAATCTAATATACTTTTTACATTTAAATGCCCTTTAAAATTATACATTTTTATTTATAATGCCCTAAAATACCCATTAATACCCTTAAAACATATAAAATTAATTTAAAAATAAAATTATATATATTTATTAAATATAATAATGAAAACAAAAACTAATATAAAATACAGATGTGAATGTGGTTTGGATTTTGGAAATAAAAAAGACCATTGGGAACGTCATCAAAATCGCAAATTCCCTTGTGAAGCACTTGCACCAAAAAACACCACCAATACACCACAAATACACCAGGAAGGGGTATTTTGTGTTGAAATTAATAAAAATAATGAATTACCGGAACAAAATCAAATTGAAAATAACAATTTACAATGTGAATATTGTTTAAAAACATTTTCAAGAAAATTTAGTTTAGATAGACATCAAAATGGAAGATGTAAATTAAAACCAGTTCAACCAATTCAACCAGTTCAACCAACTCCTAACCCAATCCAATCAGTTCAACCTAACCCAACTCCCACACCAACTGATACAAAAATAGATTTTATAATTAAAAGATTAAATTTATTAGAAAGTGAAAATGCCAAATTAAAAAAGCAAATAAAAAGAACAAAAACACCTAAACAAACTAATGTGAATATAGATAAACAAATAAATAATATAAATATAAATATTGTTAATTTTAATGATTTTGATTATACTGGTGTAGATAAAAAATTATTTATTCAACCAATTATGAATCCCAGATTATTTGGTAAATCAATCATACTTCAAATGATAGAAAATATATATATCAATGAGGCTCATCCCGAATATCATAATTTAATTGTGACTGATAAAAATAGAGGATATGTTAAGATATATAATAATGGTAAATGGAAAACAGATAATATAAATACGATAAATATGATAATTGACGGAATTGTATCACATTCCAAAACAATTTTAGTGGAATTAAAACAACAATACCTAAATAATATTCAAGCTAAATCTCGTCTTAATACAAGTGAAAAATATATTAATCTTTGTGATTTAGAGCATTTGGCTGATTTGGAAGATGAAGAAATAAATGAAGGAATTAATAATAAAAATCAAATTCAAAGATGTAAGGATTTTAGAGAAATGGTTTATAAAGATACAATAAATATGTTTCATGATTCAAAAGATATTTTAGTTAAACAAAAAACACCAAATGAAAAAGTTATTGTACTTTAATTATTGTACTTTAATTATTGTACTTAAATTTTTGTAAATGTGTTTAATTAAATATAATCTAATGTATTTTTTTTAATTTTGTGATAATCATCATTATTATTACAACTAAATTTTTATTAATATTTTTTTTAATAAATATATAATTATTATCTTATCCAAATAATATAAATAATAAATATATTATGGTTTTAAAACCTATCCCATACATAGATGTTGAAGACGTTAAACCTAAAGATATAACCGCAACTAAATGTGCACCTCATTTAGAATTTGAAAATGGTTCTTGTATCCCACTTGAATTATTAATAGAAATGGCAAAAGCATATAATAAATATCACGAGTCAGATAAATCAGTTCATATAAAATTAAATTCTAAACTTGATACATTATATCCAGATGATTACAAAAAATATCTTTTATTAGAATTTAAAAGAAGATTTGATGGTGACCAAAAAGATTGGATAAATTCTAAATATCTTGAATTAATGTCAGAAGAATCAAAAGATCATTTGGAAAATAAAGTATTTAGACCTGATGGTCCTCAAGGAAGATTTGATTGGTTATCAACAATTGATATAAACCAAGTATTATATCAATATGAAGAAAAATATCCAGATTTTAAATTTTTAGGTGCGGTACCATTGGATTTTATGGATTTAGATTATTTACCATTTAAAAAATTAAATTTATCAGATTTAGAATCAGAGGGATATAAAAGATTTGGTGTTATTTTTAATACTGATAAAAGTACAGGAAGAGGAAAACATTGGATATCTTTATTTTCAGATTTAGAAAAAGCCCAAATTTATTATTCGGATTCAATGGGAACAAGACAACCAAAAGAAGTTAATGAATTTATGAAAATAATAGAAAAATATTTAGTTGAAACAAAAAAAAAATCAGAACCAGATATCAGATATAATAAAACTCAACACCAAAAGGGTAATTCAGAATGTGGTGTTTATTCTATAAATTTTATTTTAAGACTTTTGAAAGGTAAAAGTTTTGATCATTTAACAAGAAAAAGATTAACTGATAATCAAGTTAATAAATGTAGAATAAAATATTTTGGTAAAATGGATAAATCTAAATTTGAATAAAAAATATTAAAAAAATTGATATTTACAATTAAAACAAAATTATCCTATTATTATAATTAGTAATATGTTTTCTTTTATAAATAAACTTTGTTTTTTTGATATTTATCCTAAAAAACAATTAAAATTGCGGGATTTCCAAGAATTTAGATTTGTTATTGATGACAATTGGAATAATGTAACTAATGGAAATATTTGGTTATGTTATTTTGATAAAAATAAACAAATTGACGAAATTACTGAAATTAATAATATGGATAAAAAATTAATATCAAGTAGAGATGATGTAGAGCATATTGCTAATAAATCCATTGGATATGTATCATACAAAATTAAAACAGGGCAAATTGGGTTATTATTTATCAAAAAAGATTATCAAAATTTAAATTTGGGTAAACAAATATTATTAAATATTATTAATGAACTAACCGTAGATAATAAACAAATTTGGGCAGTTACAACACAAGACCATCCATTTTGGTCAAATGTTTTTGAACAATCATTTGAATTTACTCGTAGACCTCATAATTCCGTTACAGGTAGTGGATATTTATTGAATATTGACAAATTTAATAAATATAAAGAAGAATATGATTTATAATTTTAATGTTAAAATTTTTATAATAAATATTAATTTGATAAAGTATTTTATTTATATTTGAAATATTATTATATAAATTCAAAATCTATTTCGTGTTCAGATTCAAAGAAAAAAGAATACTCTGGATCATTTTTAATTAAAGAATTTTTGGTTTTATAAAATTTAATAATTAAATGATCAATTTCAATATTATTATCTAATTCAAGTAATTTTTCAATTATAGGTTTATCTGAATCCATATTAATTTTAAACATTGGTTCCTCAGAAATATTTTCTAAAACCAAATAAAAAATATTATCTCCAACATCCAATGAATTTTCTGCCACATATTTTGTTTTATTGAAATATGTATTTTTACCAAAACCTAAATATGGTAAAATACTAGTTGGAGATGATATTAATTTAAATTTTTCATTTGTATTTGATTCAAAAACAAATTTGTCTGTCTGTTCATCAATATATAATTTAATATTTAATGAATATGCTTCAAAACACTCATTCATAAAATTTATAATTTCATTTCTATTGTAATAATCAGATTCTAATTCAATAATTTGATTATTTGAACCAATTTCAATTTCTAATTGATTGTTTTGATTCGAAATATTTTCACTTAATCTTTTTGGTAATTGTATATTATTAATATTAAGATCACGTAATTTAATTGGTTCAGACAATTTAATCATATAATCATTATAACATTCTTTTTCTGTTACTTCATTAGATATTATAGATAAACTTGATGGAATGGTAGATTTTTGTGGTTGAGAATTGTATGTAGTTTTATTTTTATTATTTTCATCAGTAGAATTAATTATTTTGGTAATTTGTTTATTTATTTCTTTAGAACCATATTCTTTAGTTTTATTATTATTATTTTTGTTTTTATTATAATCTCGTACTCTTACATTATCATCTTGATCTGAATCAATATATATATTTGTTGATTTTGGATTAAATGAAATAGTCATACTTTCATCTGAATTTTCATTGTTATTTTCTTTATTATTAAAATTATTATTAGGTGAATTTTCTGACATATTAGAATTATCAGAACCATTAAAATTTTCTTGTTTTTGTGAATCATTTGATTTTGAATTATTTTTTTTAGCTTCTAAGAATAATTTAACCAATGCCATTTTTTTATCATCTATTTCTTTTTTTTCTTCTTGAATAATTTTGGTTTTTTGATTAGACTCAATATTATCTAATAATTCTTCATCAGAAATTAATTTTCTTGTTTTGACATTTAATTTAGGATTTTTAAATTCATTTGAATTTTCTTCATTATTATTATTTTGTTTATTGTCAATTTCATTTAGTTTTTCCGAAGTATTTTTAACTGATTTTACTTTTAGTTGTTTTTTAAGTTTAATTATTTCATAATCAATAGAATCTAATGATTTTGTTGAATCAATAGATTTATCTGAATCACTATCTACTTCATTATCATTCATTTTAGTTTTAGTTATTTTTTTGTTTTTTTGTGATAAAGACTTTTTATTATTTCTATTTTCTTCATTTGTTTTTGTAATTCCAGAACTTTTGGAATTTTTTGTATTAGTTTTAGAAGTTTTAGAAGTTTTGGAAGTTTTGGAATCTTTTGTACTTTTTGAATTTTTTGTACTTTTGGTGTTATTTGTATTAGTTTTAGAAGTTTTAGAAGTTTTGTTGTTTTTTTCTAATGATTTTAAATTATTTTCAAATGAGTTAGTATTATTTTGATTCGATAAGTTTTGATGATTATTTGGATTTTGTAAATTATTACCAGAAATAGCAGTATTATTATTATTAGCTAAAAAAAAAAAATTTTCATTAAACTTATTAGAATTTTGACCTTGATTATTCATTTGATTCATATTACCCATTTGATTCATTTGATTCATATTACCCATTTGATTCATATTACCCATTTGATTCATATTACCCATTTGATTCATATTACCTTGTTGGTTCATTTGGTTCATTTGGTTCATTTGGTTCATTTGGTTCATTTGGTTCATTTGATAAGGAGATTTAGTAGGATCAAAATTAGGATTTTTAGGAATAGTTACTTGATTATTTCTTTCTGCCTGCATCATTTTAAGTCTAGCTTCAGGATTTGTATTATCATTAAAATTATTTCCTCCTGCCATTCCTCCCATTCCTCCCATTCCTCCCATTTGATTACTTCCACCCATCATAACTCCATTTGGTTGTGAATAACTTTCATTCAAAGAACCAGGACCATTAAAATTAGAAGCCCCTCCATAAGCAGCATTAAAATCATTCCCCATATCATCACCACCAGCAGTAAATGAATAATCAACACCTGGATTCATTTGACCTTGTCCATAACCCATTTGACCTTCACCAGTTTGATAATTTTGTCCTCCCATTTGTCCACCTTGATTATTTCCCATTTGTTGTTGGATTTGTTGGATTTGTTGAGAGAATTGTTGTAAAAGTTGTGGATTCATTTGTCCTGATTGTTGCATTTGCATCATTTGTTGTTGAATTTGTTGTAATTGCATTTGTAACTGAGGATTTCCACCCATTTGATTATTACCCATCATACCACCCATTTGTCCACCCATTTGTCCACCCATTTGACCCATTTGACCCATTCCATTATTAGCATTTAATGGTTGTCCACTTGGATCTAAATTTAACCATTTGGCAACTCTTGGATCAATTTGACCTGGTCCTTGGGATTGACCCATAGGAGGGATACCAAAATAATTATTTGGCATTTGACCACCCATCATTCCACCCATTTGACCCATTTGACCTCCCATCATACCACCCATTTGTCCCATTTGACCCATTTGACCCATTTGTCCCATTTGACCACCCATTTGTCCCATTTGACCACCCATCATTCCACCCATTTGATTATTACCCATCATTCCTCCCATATTAGTTGGTCCACCATATTCTACTCTTAAAGCATTAATTCTTCTTTCAATTTCATCTGCATAATTTTTTTTACCATTAGCCATATTATCATTTCCATTTCCATTATATCTTCCATCCATTGTTTCCATTTCTAATGGCATACCATATTCTCCAGTGGCAGTAATAAATGGTCCAGCAGCATTATCAATAGAAGTAAATGAAGCATAACCACCAGCATCAGCATACGAACCAAATTCTTTAGAAGGATTAGCTTTTTGTTGTGGATGAGAAGGATTTTTCATTCTTCCCATAATTTCATCCGGTCTTAAAAATGAATTATCATTAATTCCTGCCAGTCCATATTGACCATTAGGTTGAGATTTATTTGAAGGAGAACTTCCTGGTCTATTGGGATTTTTATTAGCTGAACTGGATGATGTAGAACCAGATTGAGATTTTCTCATATCAAAATTTTTCATACAATCTTTTAAACTTTTATTATTCATTTTTACAATATATTCTTTTGCTCCTATATTATTTGGTTTTTGATTACCAAATTTGTCAAAAGTATTTTTCATTTGGTTTGAAATAATTTTTTTGCATTTCATAACAACATCTTTATTAAGTTCATTTTGACCTAATTCTAAATTTAATATAAGTTGTTTGGTTAAATCACCAACATTTTTTTCTGAAAAAAAATATTCTTCCATAATTAATTATATTTATAAATATTAATATAATATTATCTTATTTTTAATTTAATTAAACTCAATTATTAATTTTGTTTATATTTAATAAAAATTTTATTATTATAAAAAATTATATTTTATTATTATCATTTAGATTAACAATTTGTATGAATACAGGGATTTTTTTATCATTATGAATATCATATCTATCAAACTTAAAAAATCCTTTTCTTTCCAATTGAATTGGTTGGTCTAATATATCCAATACATATTTTTGAATAAAACCATTATAACTTTTAATAGAATTTTTATCAAAAATTCCATTTGGTGCCAATTCTGTAAAAGTTTCAAATTTAGCTTCAATTGCATCCTCGAAACTAATCCAATGGATACATCCTTTAATTTTTTTTATATTGATATTAGAAACATTTGTTTTTTTAATTTTAATAACACAATTATTTAATTCAGAAAAATTATCAAGTTCAGAAAAATTATCAAGTTCAAAAAAATCATCGTTATAATATCTTAATCTTACTTTATTATTTGGCATAAACCTATAATAATCTTTTATATATATAGGAGAATAATCTTCTTTTTCAATATAAATATTGTTTGTTAAATATATTTGATGTGAACCTAAATTTTTATTAGTTGGATGATTTGGATGAGTTAATTTAATATGATTATCCAAATCATTTATATTTACTTGAACTGGATCTAAAATTCCAAAAACTCTAATTGCTTTATTATCATATTCATTCCTCAACAAATGATTAATAAATTTAGTGCTTATAACAGTTTCTTTTTTGTCCAATCCAGTACATTCAACAATTTGTTTAATTAAATTTGGAGTAAAACCTCTTTTTCTTAGACCTTTAATTGTTAATAATCTTGGGTCATAATAACCATTAACATTTCCTTCTAAAATTAATTTATTAATGTTTCTTTTTGACAATATATTATTTTCAACAGATAATTTACCATATTCAATTTCTTCAACTTGACTTAAATTAATATTTAATTGTCTAAGTATATTTGGAGTCCAATAATATAAATCTCTCCTAATAAAAAATTCATCAGTACAATATGAATGTGTTATTCCTTCAATCGCATCTATTATTCCATGGGAATAATCATAAGAAGGATAAATACACCAATCTTTATGTGTTTTATGATGTGGTATAAAACTAATTCTATATGCAATTGGATCTCTTAAAACATGGTTAAGATTTTGCATATCAATTTTTAATCTTAAAACACATTCTGATTTGGAATAAAATCCAGATTTCATATTTTCAAATTCTTTCAAGTTCCAATCAACACATTTAGTTCTATATTCATTTTCAATTCCCTTATGTCTTTGTTCTCTCATAATTTCAATTGGAGTAAAATCAACATATGCATAATTATTTTTAATTAATAAAATAGCATATTCATACAATTTAGTAAAATAATCTGATGTCCAAGTAATATTTCCAGGTTCAAACCCTAACCATTTTATATCATCAATAATATTATCAACAAATTCTTTTTTCTCAGCATCTGGATTTGTATCATCAAATCTTAAATGACAATCATTACCCTCAGCCCAATTTATAAATATAGATTTACAATGACCCAAATGTAAAAATCCATTTGGTTCTGGAGGAAATCGTGTGGTTTTTTTCATAATTAATAAATTATTTTTAATTTAATATTTTTAATAAAAATCAATTTTTTCAAATATAAAAAGATAATATAATAATATAATATATTAATATCTAATGAATAATCAATTTAATAAAAATACAAATTCAAATCCTAATTACCAAATATCAGGTATTGAACCTAATTATAGTTATAGAGGAAAACAAAATTTACCATTTGATCAAAGTTCAATTTCAACATCAGGATATTCAAATGAAAAAGATTTGGCAAAAGCAGTAGAACAACAACAACAATTTGTAAACAATTATAATAATTATAAACCATTAAGTACATTTGACAATATAGAAACTAATTCTGCTCACTTGGAAAATTTAAGAAATTTTTCACAATTTGGTATAGAAAAAGGATTTGAATCAAATAAACCGATAATGTTTATGCCAGACACTAAAAATAAACACGATACTCTTTATGATAATTTAAATGATAATTTACTTAAAGAATCTTTAAAAGAATATAGATTAAACATAGATTCGATAGATAGAGATGTTAGAATTTATCCAGACCCATTTAATTATATTATAACATTGGGACCTGTAACAAATTCAGGAATAGCTGATACTGTATCTAAATCATCACTTAAACAAGATTTAAGAACAGAATTAAAAAATCAAAAAAAAAAAAATTTAAATATACAAAAAAATTATTTAGAACAAGAAGAAAAAAGATTAAAAGATTTAGAAAATAATTATATGATTCAAGAACCAAATCCTAATGATCTCAATATATTTGAAAATCCAAATGCAATAAAAGAATATATAGTTAATTTGGAAAGATCTTTTAATCCATATATCATAAGAGATTTCAAAAATATTAATTATATTAAATTGGATTGTGTTGTAATACCAAAATACACATCAATATGTATAAATGAAAATTGGGATTTTTGTAGAAAATCTCATCATAAAAAAAGTTTTTTTAAAGATGAATATGATAGAATTAAAGATTATATAATTTTAAATGATAGATACATACCAAATGATAAAGATACATATAATCCATTGGGAGATAGATTTGTTCAAATCTATATTAAAGAACTACAAAGTACAAGAAATTTTGGCACAAATCCGACAACAGATAAATCATTTATATTAATTTTTGATAAAATACTTGGGGCCTTATATCTTAAATTAGTCCCATATTCAGCTACAAAAATATACAAAGAATCATTATTAGGTAATTTAACTAAATTATCAATTCAATTTTATAATTCTTGGGGAGAACCTCTTAAAATCAATACGGAAGGTATTGATTATGAAATAAATCAAATATCAAATACTAATTTAATTGAACCAGAAAATTATAATATTATTGAATATGTAAATAAAGTAACTAATATAAAAAAATTAAAATCAATAATAAAATATTTTAATGAAATAATAAAATGTTTTATAATGATTAATTCAGATATTAACCAAATAATACCCTTTTATACCCAAACAGAATATAATTATGAAGAAAATAAAATGAATGTACATAAAGATTGTTTAGATTATAAAGATATTTTAGTAAATAAAAAAATCTTTAATGTAAAAAATATTTATTCAGAATTTGATGATTTTGTTAATCAAACAGGTTTTATAGAACAAATTAAAATTTCTTTAGTTAATTCTAGAAAAATTAAATTAAATATTGATGAATATATAAATAACGTTGTATGGTTTGATTTTGATGAAACACAAATAGATAAAATAATATCCAATATTAAGGCTTTTGACTATAATTATAAAAGCTTTGGTTTTACAATTCTTGATACATTGAAAAAGGAAATTATAAATTTACCAACAAATAAAAATTTTCAAAATTTTTTAACATTTTTATTAGGAATTTGGGAAGATGAACTTAATACTAAAATTGATTATTATACCTAAATGATAAATTAAATAAGGTTAAAGTTTTATGATATGTTCCATAGGAACTTCACTTAAAATATTGGTATTTATAGTTTGATTAATAACTTGATTAATGTCTAATGGTTTTGATAAATTTGATGTATTAATTTGATTATTACAAGATTGAGATTGAGATAGTGATGCTGATAATTGTTCAGGATTTGCTACTATATTTGAATCAATTTTACCTGTAATAATATTTTCAATTCCTTTCACAATATTATTATTTTTATTTTCAGTTTTATTAGATTGGGAGATACCAGAACTACCAATAATTTTATTTATACTATTTAATGCCAAAGTTAATTTTTCATTTTTATTTGAACAATCAACAATCATATGTACATTTTTTTCTTTTTCAGTAACTTCTGATTCTTTTTGTAAAATATATTCTAATCTTGCCCTTTCAAAATTAATCATACGTGAACTTAAACAATAATAAGAATATAGTGTAATTAATAATAGTAAAATTAATATAATTATAATTGTAATTTTTATCATTTTAATTATAATTATATTTAAGATAAAAAATAATTCAGTAAATTAATAATTTATATCAAATTTTCATATAAATATTAATATTTAATAGTTGGTATATTAATAATTTCAATTCTATATGTTTCTTTATCTAATTTTTCTGGTATTCCATCTAAATTAAATTTAACTCTTCCCATTGGATAATTAAGATCAAAATCATAAACAACACCAGTTTCGGGATTATACCAATAGTATTGAATATCTTTATCATTTGATTCAATAACTCCTCTAATTTTAATAACTTTAACTTTAACAGTTATAGAATTAACACTATTAGAACCATTTGATATTTTCATGTCTTCAATAATATCTTCTTTATATGCAGGACCAATATTTTTGTCAAATAATGAAATTTCATTAAATTGAAAACATCTGTATTTGGTACCCATCATATTATGTGCCTTGAATAATTCACAATCAATAGCAACTTCCTTTACAGAATCTAAAAAGTTTGCAATTAAATTATTTTTTCCACTAGCCAATTCTTGAATTTCAAAATCAATAGTTTTTAATTCATTTGGGTCATCAATTATTTTTTTTTCTTTTCTTGATGTTTGTCCTTCAATAATTTCAATAACTTTTACATTATGTTTAACAGAACGATATCTATAAATATCAACATGTCTTTCTTTAATTGGTAAATATTTATGTGAACATTGACGAATTGCTCTTCCTATCATTTGAATCATTCTAACTTCATGCCAATATGGTTCCATCAAATGAACTTGACGTATTGATTCTAAACTAATACCTTCAGCACCTGCAGGTGAAAACATAACTATTTTAATTAACTTTCCATAAGCATTATCTTTATCAGTTTCTAATTTAATAGTTTCTTTTCTAACTTCTCTACTAACACTACCATGAAATTCACCATATCTAAAATATTCTTTTGAATTAGGGTTTTTAAATGAGTCATATCCAAAGTATTTTAAATAAACCTTTAATAAATCTAAACCTTCCATTAATAAATAATTTGAATAAATTAAAACTGGTCCAGGACTTTTTGATACATAAAATATAATATTTAAATATTTTGCAGAACATTCATACATTTTTTTTATTAATTCAGATTTAGATTTTTCATTTTCCCAATATTCTTCCCAAGTTTCATATTTTTTAAAATTTTCAACATCTGACATAATGTTAATTTTTGAATTAGATTCCTTTTTGTATATTTGTTCAAGATATTCATCAAATGTATCTCTAAATTTATCTAACATTTTAAAATATCCAATTGATTGTGAGGATAATGTTTTTTTAATCAATTCAACATCTTTAGTTTTCATAAGCATTTCCATTTCTTTTTCTCCAATTTTAAATTTAGATGGTCTTGGTCTTGTTTCACCTGTAACAACTTGATCAATTGGGGGAAACACAAAATTAGATGCTTGTCTCACATAAGTAGCATATGTTTCAGATTGGGCAGATTTTTTAAATGATGCTTTTTTGGCCATCTTTGCTTCAATTTCTTCATAATATTCATATAATTCTGTTTGGTATTGTGACATTTTAACATCAATATAGTGTGTTGATTGTGTTGCATATAAATCAGGAGTTGCACCAATATAATAAGATACCAATCCCATTATTCTTCTTTGAAACATATTTTTTGTTTGGGGATTAATAGTTGGGATAGCACCTGAATTAACATAAATATTATCAAATAATGCTTCAGATTTTGGAAAAATACCTGGTCTTAATAAATTAAACATTAAACCTAATTCAAAAGGTTTATTTATTGCTGGTGTACCAGATAATAATATAACTCTGGTAGATGGATTTTCTTTTTTATCTTGAATAATATAATCATAAATATTAACTGCTCTTTTACCTTTTTTAGATGATAAATTTGAATAAACATTACGAATAAAATTATGTGCTTCTTCAATTATATAAAGATTTTTTAATTTTGAATCTGATTGTTTAACAATATCAAAAAATTCTCTATCTGCATATGGGGAATCGTAGTGAATCCATTTTATATTAGAATATCTATGAGCATAATCTTGTTGACCTAACCATTTTTTTAAGTCAGTTTCCCAAGGATTATCGTGTAATGATGCTTTGATTATAAGATATACATTCCAACCAGAAGTGGCATTATACAAAACATTATAAATATTAATAGCGGTAGCAGATTTACCAGAACCTAAACCATGATATAAAAGAATATCATGATAAGGTGATTTATAATCTAGATATGAACCAATAAATTCTTGATATTTTCTTAATTCTAATTTAGTTTTAATTTGACAAGGATCCTCATCATCTTTTCTAATTATATCGGGTAATTTATATTTGGCAAAATTTTTTAATATCCAAACAGGAAATATTCTACCGTTTATTTTGAAATTTGGATAGGCATTTTTTTCTTTATAATCGTCATTCATTTATAATATGATTTATATAAATTATTATAGAAAAATAAATTCATTTAATATTTTTATAATATTTTTTTAAAAAAATTGATATTAATACATAAAATTATGATTGATTATACATTTTTTAATAAAAAATATTTGATAAGAATGTTTGATAAAATAATAGAAATTAACAATAAATTTAATTCAAAATATATATCAGATAATAAATATTCAAATATCATTTTACAGATATATAATTCGGAAAATATTTCGATTGATGAATTTGACCAATCAGACCCAATTATTTTAAACATAATAGCAAATTATTATTCACATATAAAAGAAAATAAAAAAGAATCAATAAAATATTTACTAGAAGCAATTAAAAAAAATCATATTGATAGTATTTTAGATTTGGCAGAACTTTATAAAACTACAAAAGATTATGAACTTGAAAAAAAATGTTTATTTGATGGATTAGAAAAAAATAAAGAAAATACAAATATACTTAGAAAAATTGCCGAATATTATTTAGAAATTGAAAAAGATAAAGCTCAAACAGAATTGTACTATTTGATGATATTAGATATTTGTACAAAAACAAACACTATTAATCCTGAAATTTTATATGATATAGGAGATTTTTATTATTATGATTTAGATCAAGAAGATACCGGAATTAAGTATTTTGAAATGTCTTGTGAATATGATGATATTGAAATATTATTAAAAGTCGCGTCTTCTTACTGGATTGGACCAGGAAAAAAAAAAAATATTTACTTAAAGCTGCTGAATTAAATTCTGCAGAAGCAATGTATAAATTGGGATGCTTTTATTGTCCGTTTAAAGAAGATGAAGATAGAGGTTATTTTTTATTAAGAAGACAAGAAAATAATCCATCAGCAATGGAAAGTTTTTGGAATATGGCTATTTATAAAGGATATACAAAAGCATATTTATCTTTCGCAAAATATTATCAAAAAATAGATGATATTAATAAATTTTTATTTTATTGTGATAAAGCGATTGAATTTAAGCATTATGATATTTATTTGGAATTGATAGAATATTATAATTCTATAAAAAATTATGATAAAATGTTAGAAATTTGTAACAAAGGCATAGAACTTAATATTTGTGATATAAATATAATCTATATAAAATTACTTGCTTATTATAAAAATATTAATGATATTGAAAATTTTAAATTGTATTTTGAAAAATTAAGCAATAAACAAAATATTCATTTATATTCATCTTATAAATTTTTTATTAAAATATTTTTTAATTTTGTAAAAGATGATTGTGAATATGTAAAGAATATTTTTAAAAATTATGTTAAAAATACTAGTTTTATTGAAACAAGAACTTTTTATGATTTCGTTAATGATATAAAAGGAATTAAAAATGATCTTGAATTAATAAAAATATGTTTACTAGATGCTATTAATAATAATGATAATATATTAAATTTAGAAACATATTTATTGGTACTTGTTAAAATATTTAAAAAACAGAATGATTTTGATAGTGCGATTAATTTAATATTAAAACATAATGATTATTCAAATGATAATTTAATTGAACAAATATGTTTACTTTATACACAAAAACAAGATTTTGCAAATATGGAAATATTTTTGAAAAATGGAATTGAACAACATAATAATACAAAATGTATAAAGGAATATGCAAAATATTTAATAAAAATAAAAAATTATGATTTAGCTAAGAAATATTTGTTAGAATCTATCGAAAAATATCATGATTTAGAATCGATGTATTTGCTAGGAATATATTGGATAGAAGTAGAAAATGACTATGTAAATATGAATAAATATTTTAAACTTGGTGATGATAAAACAGATAATTATGATAGAAATAGAAAAGGATATACAAAAATAAAAGAAAAATCCCTTGGTAAAATTAAAACATTAAATATTTCTAATTCAAAAATTGAGGGTGTTTTAGATTTGGAATATTTTAATAATTTAATTGAGTTAGATTGTTCAAATAATTCAATTACTGAAATCATAAATATTCCTTCCAAATTAAAAAGTTTAAATTGTTCGAATAACCAAATAACAAATTTAGATGTTTTGGACAATTGTAAAAAAATGGAAAAACTTAACTGTACAAAAAATAAAATAAAAAGTATAATTTATCCATTTGATTCTAGACCGAATAAATATCCTTCTAATCTTAAGAATATTAAATTTAAATCAATAGGTAAATTTAATTTAGATAATTTACCAGATAAAATAAAAAATGTAGAATTTTTAATTAAAGAAAATAAAAAAAGATTAGGTAAAAAAAAAATAAATAAAAAAAGCATAAAAAGAGCATACAAATCAGATGATTCAGACAATTCATCTGATTCGAATAATCCTGATGAATCTAAAAATTCAGATAATGTTAATATATTAAATGATAGTTCAGACTCTGATTCCGATTTAGAATCAGATAATTTTCAACCAAATAATAATGATATTGATAAAGATGAACGGATTGAAATAGATAATGAGATATTTGATTATTATAAAGATAATTTGGAATTTGAAAGAAAGAAAAATTTAATTTTTGTCAAAGAATTAAATGATTTAGGAAAATTAAGACGTATGATTAAAAATTTTGAATCATATACTAAAAGTAAAAAACCAAAAAGAAACTTAATAAAAATGCTTAAAAAGTCTAAGAAAATATGTATTTCTGATGAAGAATCCGATAAATCTAATGATGAATCAAATAGTAGTTCTAGTTCAGAATCTGAACCATATTCCGAATCAGATTCTGATGATTCAACATATAATGATATATTATCCGATTTAAGTTTTATACTTATTGATTATAATAATTCTTATTCTCAAATATTAATTAGAAATCATCGTGATAGATTTATTTTAGTTCAAAATTATGTAGGACTAACAAATCTACTATCTATTTTAGATGTAAAAGAATTATTTATAGATTGTTGTGATTTAAAAAAAACAATAATATCAGAATTTCCATCCAGTTTAGAATCATTGGTGTTTAGCAATAAATTACAAAGTCAAATTGATTGGTCAAATGAAAAACTAAAATATATCAAAAAAATTAAATTCAGTAACAAATACAATAAAAATTTAAATAATTTACCCCCAAAACTAGAAACTTTAATTTTAGGTGATGAGTTTGATTCAGAAATAAATAAATTACCTAAATCTTTAAGGTATTTATATTTAGGTGATAAATTTAATAAAAAAATAATATTACCAAAAGAATTAGGATGTATTAGATTACCAAATACATTAGATATTATAGACATTTTATTTTATGGAGTTAAAAATATTTGCTATGATAAAACTACATATAATATAATTTATTTTAATGATGATTATGAAAATTATGATTTGGAAAATTTTGATAATAAAGATAATATTCTTTTTTACATTAAAAGTAACGAAGATGTTGAAAAATTTAAAAATATTATTAAAACTAATAAAAAAATTATAAAATCAAATAAAAAATCCAATGGTATTTTTCAAAGTTATTTGGACAATAATGATTTTATTAAAATTATTAATTTAGAATATAAAAATGATTATTTTAAATTAGAATTTTTAATAAATTCAGAATCAAATTATCGTGAAAAAAAATATTTAATATCTCATATTGACATAAAAAAAATATTGGAAAAAATAAACATTAAAAGTATTATTATTGATGATGATTACTCTGATAAAATTAATTTTTTACCTAAAAATTTAGAGTATTTGGATTTGGGTTATAATTTTAATGGAGAGATAATTGGATTTCCAAAAAAATTAATATATTTAAAACTGAGTAATAATTCTGATATAAATATAGAAGAATTACCAGATACGATTGAATATATTTTATTGGGTTTAGGTTATAAAAATCAAATTAATAAATTACCAAATAATCTTAAACACATTTGGACAAACAGAACAAATATACAAATAGAAAAAATAAATTCATTAAATTTAAAATCAATATTTTTCCCAGTTTATAATGTCAAAAATAGTGAAAAATTAGATAATTTGATTGGGGATAATTCAGATGATTTGGAAGTAATAAAATATATAGAAATTCCAATAGACATAAAAAAATTAAATTATACTTTTAATTATGAGTTTA